AGTGGGAATAATGCTACAGTAACTTTAACATCAGCACCAAACGGAGTTATAACAGCAGTAGCTATAAACAACGGTGGTACAGATTATGCAACAGGAGATATTATAACAATAGTACAAGGAGGTAATGCAACAGACGCTACATTCGTAGTGGATTCAGCTGTAAATGCTCTACCAACACAAGCAGCAGACGCTATCACTTTCACAGGTGTTATAGCAGGTACAGTTCTACCGGTTATGGTAGATTATGTTATGGCTACGGGTACTACAGCAAGTGACTTAGTTGCAGGTAAATAGTATGAAAACACGTAACTATATATATATAAATCAAATTAAATCAAATTAAATTAACATTATGAGCAAAGTAAAAGAATTGAAGACTATTGAAGTAGAAGGAAACGAAGTAAAGAAAATCACAGAAGAGCAGTTAAAATCAATAGCAGATAAAACAGCACTTCAAAATGATTTCCTTAGAGGTATGGGTATTCTAGAATCACAAAAACTAGAGATCTATGGTAGACTTATGGAAGCCAACAAAGAGATGGAAGAAGTAAAGAAGGAATTAGAAGAAGAATACGGAGCGGTCAACATTGATTTAAAAACAGGTGAATATACAGTTATTGAGGCAGAAGAGCCAGTTATGGAAAAAGCATAATGGACTCAATTGTAAGAAAAATTAGTATAGGTTCTGACTACAAAAATGATGCTATGCATTATGCAGTGGGGCAGGTGGTGTATGGAGGTAACGAGATACATGCTATACTACATAATAAGGATTTAAACTCTTACAGTATATACATAAAAAAAGGAGATGAGGTAATGCCATGGAAGAAATTTAATTCTAACATGGCAATATCCGTTGAATATGATTTAGAATATTAGTGAAGAGTCTATATGACTTTATCGTTAGACCCTTGGGAGAAAGGTATGATAACGAAATTAAGTTAGGGGATAAAACCTTAATTTTAAACACGAAAATAGAAAGCTTTAAATCTGTAAACAACTTAGCAGTTGTGGTAGAGACACCTAAAGCTGTGAAAACAAATATAAAAGTAGGTGATATAATAGTGATACATCACAATGTCTTTAGAGTATTCTATGACATGAAAGGTGTAAAGAAAAACAGTAGATCATATTTTAAAGATGGTTTGTATTTCTGTGCTATAGACCAAGTGTATTTGTATAAAAATACAGGTGAATGGAGAACTTTTGGAGACAGATGCTTCGTTACACCTATAAAGAGTAAAGACTCTCTAACGCTTGATAAAGAGGAGAAACTAATTGGTATACTAAAGTATGGTAATAAGTCCTTAGAAGCGCTTGAAATCAATCCTGGAGACCTTATAGGGTATACACCAAATGGGGAATGGGAATTTATTATTGATGGAGAGAGGGTGTATTGTATGAAATCTAATGATATTGTAATTAAATATGAATACCAAGGAAACGAAGTTGCGTATAATCCAAGCTGGTCAAGTAGCGGTTCAAGAGCTAATTAAAGTTTCTGAGGCAGCTATCGTAGATTCAGATGATGATATTTCAGCAGATAGACTTAAAAATGCAGCAGCCACAAAGAAGCTAGCGATTTTTGATGCTTTCGAAATACTTAACCGTATTGTAGCTGAAGAAGATATGTTAAACGAAAAACCAAAGGAAGTCAAAGAAGACAAGCCTTTTAGAGGTTTTGCTGAAGGTAGATCTAAATAATGTACAAGCAGACTTTATATAAGGTCTTAAAAGACCACGTAAAACCCAAGATTCTTAAACAACAGAATAGGTATAAGAAATGGAAGCACGGATACAATGAGGATCATGATATGATTGTCATTAGTAAGACCGGAGAGATTGGTGAGGTATATGAGATACAAGGTTTAAAGATAGCTTTACCTAAAGAAAAGGATGTAGTTGTTTTTGAAAACGATAAATGGACATATACAGATTATCCTAAAGAGTTAAAGAAAATAAAAACTGTATTCGACTGGGAAGAGTATCCTTTAGATTTTAAAGAAAAATGGTATGACTATATTGACAAGGAGTTTATACGTAGGGAAGAAGGCTTTTGGTTTACTAACAAAGGCAAGTCTACTTATCTTACTGGCACTCACTACATGTACTTGCAGTGGTCCAAGATTGATGTTGGGCAGCCAGACTTTCGGGAGTCAAACCGCTTATTCTACATATTCTGGGAGGCTTGTAAGGCAGACACCAGGTGCTATGGGATGTGTTACCTTAAGAACAGACGTTCTGGGTTCTCGTTCATGGCTTCAGGGGAGACGGTTAATCAGGCAACCATATCTACGGATGCAAGGTTCGGTATATTATCAAAATCTGGTCCTGATGCAAAGAAGATGTTTACCGACAAGGTGGTACCAATATCCATTAATTATCCATTCTTCTTCAAACCCATCCAGGACGGTATGGACAGGCCAAAGACGGAACTTGCGTACAGGGTCCCCGCGTCGAAGTTCACAAGGAGGAAACTTGACTCGAACGAACAAATCAAGGAGATCTCAGGGCTTGACACGACGATCGACTGGAAAAACACGGGTGACAACTCGTACGACGGAGAAAAATTAAAACTATTAGTACACGATGAAAGTGGAAAATGGGAGAGACCTACAAATATATTAAACAACTGGCGTGTTACAAAAACATGTCTTAGATTAGGTTCAAGAATTATAGGTAAATGCATGATGGGTTCAACCTCAAATGCTTTAGATAAAGGAGGTAGTAATTTTAAAAAATTATATAATGACTCAGACGTCCACGAAAGAAACGCCAATGGTCAGACTCGCTCAGGATTATATTCTTTGTTCATACCTATGGAATGGAACTACGAAGGATACATTGATTCTTATGGATTTCCTGTCTTCGAAACTCCGAAAACCCCTGCACAAGGGCCACTTGGGGATCAAATAAAACAAGGCGTAATAGATTATTGGAATAATGAAGTAGAAGGCTTAAGAACCGATCAAGATGGTTTAAATGAATTCTACAGACAATTCCCCAGAACAACAAAGCATGCTTTTAGAGATGAGTCAAAACAATCTTTATTCAACTTAACTAAGCTATACGAACAAATAGATTTTAATGAAGATCTTAAAAACTCTATTTCCGTAACTAAAGGAAGCTTTAGCTGGGAGAATGGAGTAAAAGACTCTAAAGTTATTTTCACACCAAATAGAAGTGGTAGGTTTATAATCTCGTGGGTTCCACCAGTAAATCTACAAAACAACGTAATAATAAAGAGAGGACTAAAATATCCAGGTAATGAGCACTGTGGTGCATTTGGATGTGACCCTTACGATATATCAGGTACAGTGGATAAAAGAGGATCTAATGGTTCTCTACATGGAATGACTAAGTTTAGCATGGAGGATATACCTCCTAACCATTTCTTTTTAGAATATATAGCTAGACCTCAAACCGCTGAGATATTCTTTGAGGACGTATTAATGGCATGTATCTTTTATGGTATGCCTATACTAGCAGAGAATAACAAACCAAGACTGTTATATCATTTCAAAAGAAGAGGCTATAGAGGTTACTCTATGAATAGACCTGATAAGAAATATAATAAATTATCAATCACAGAGAGAGAACTAGGTGGAATTCCAAACTCAAGTGAAGATATCAAACAAGCACATGCTGCAGCTATAGAAACCTACATTGAAGATTTTGTAGGATTAAAAGAAACAGGATTTGGAGATATGTATTTCCAAAGGACATTAGAAGACTGGGCTAGATTTAATATAAATAACAGGACTAAGCATGATGCTTCGATAAGTTCTGGATTAGCTTTAATGGCTTGTAACAAGAATAGGTACTCTCCTTCTAACCCAGTTAAAAGAGAGGCTATTAATTTAGGTATTAAAAAATACGACAACAAAGGTGTGTCATCAAAAATTATAAGTTAAATGAATATAAACACTAACACTAATAGTGCCTTTCCAAGTCAAATCGTAAGCGATGCAGAAAAAGCAACTTTAGAATATGGAAGCCAAGTAGGTCAAGCTATTGAGTATGAATGGTTTGGGCAAGGTAGGACTGGAGGTAACAGGTATTTAACTAACTCCAACAATTTCCATCAATTAAGATTATATTCTAGAGGTGAGCAATCAACACAAAAATATAAAGACGAGTTATCTATAAATGGTGATTTGTCTTATTTGAATTTAGACTGGAAACCAGTAGCTATCCTATCTAAGTTTGTAGATATTGTGGTTAACGGTATATCTCAAAAGACTTACGATATTAAAGCATATGCACAAGACCCTAGTTCTATTAAGAAAAGAACAGATTATGCCTCTCGTATATATGAAGACATGTTAGCTACCGAATTCCTTGATGGACTTAAAGCTACCTTAGGTATTGATCTCTACCAACCATCAGAATTAGGTGTTTTGCCTGAATCTAAGGAAGAACTAGAGTTACATATGCAACTAGACTACAAACAGTCTATTGAGATTGCAGAAGAAGAAGCTATATCCAGTATATTTGCACAAAACAAATACGATCTAGTTAGAAGAAGACTTAATATGGACTTAACCGTATTAGGAATCGCAGTTGGAAAAACAAACTTCAATACAGCAGAGGGAATTACAGTTGATTACGTAGACCCTGCTTATATAGTACACTCGTACACAGAAGATCCAAACTTCACAGACATCTACTACGTCGGAGAAGTAAAAGCAATAACCATCCCAGAACTTAAAAAAGAATTCCCTCATATCTCTAAAGAAGAACTTGAGAAGATACAGAAAATGCCTGGTAATAGCCAGTATGTAAGCGGATGGGGTAATTACGATGAGAACACGGTACAAGTAATGTATTTCGAATACAAAACTTATTCTAACCAGGTTTTCAAAATAAAACAAACAGAACAAGGGCTGTTAAAAGCTTTAGAGAAACCAGATACTTTTGATCCACCTGAGAATGATAACTTCGAAAGAGTGTCAAGAACTATTGAAGTTCTATATACAGGAGCTAAGGTAGTGGGTACAAATACTATGTTAGACTGGAAGTTAGCTGAGAATATGTCTCGACCAACTGCAGATACTACTAAAGTGGAAATGAACTACGTTATTTGTGCGCCAAGAATGTACAAAGGTAGAATCGAATCTATAGTTAGTAAGTGTATTGGTTTTGCGGATATGATCCAATTAACCCACTTAAAGCTACAACAAGTAATGTCTAGGATGGTACCGGATGGTGTATTCATAGATATGGACGGGCTCGCCGAGGTTGATTTGGGTAACGGTACAAACTATAATCCTGCTGAGGCACTTAATATGTACTTCCAAACAGGATCTGTAGTAGGTAGATCTCTTACTCAAGACGGAGAGATGAATGCGGGTAGAATACCTATTCAAGAGCTTAACAGTTCTAGTAGCCAAAACAAAATTGCAGCATTGATCCAAACATACAACTACTATCTACAAATGATAAGAGATGTGACCGGATTGAATGAAGCACGTGATGGTAGTGCAATGGATAAGAACTCATTAGTAGGACTTCAGAAGATGGCCGCTAATGCTTCTAATGTAGCTACTAAACATATTGTGCAGTCAAGTTTATATATAACCTTAAAACTAGCTGAAAACGTATCATTGAAAATCGCAGATGCTTTAGAGTTCCCTTTAACGGAGAATGCTTTAAAGAATTCTGTGTCTACATTTAATGCGAAGACACTTCAAGAAGTGGTTAATCTTAACTTACATGACTTTGGTATATTCTTAGAATTAGAACCAGATGATGAGGAAAGAGCACAACTAGAACAAAATATACAGTTAGCTATTGGTCAAGGAGGTATTGACTTAGAAGATGCAATTGATTTAAGACAAATCAAGAATCTTAAGTTAGCAAACCAACTGCTTAAGATTAAGCGTAAGGAGAAAGGGAGACAAGATCAAGCAAACCAACAAGCTACAATTGCAGCTCAAGGGCAAGCACAAAGTGAAACAGCGGAGAAAACAGCAATGGCTGAAGTTCAGAAGCAAGAAGCTATTGCAGGTTCTAAAGTTCAGTTTGAACAAGCAAGGTCTCAAATGGAAATACAAAGAATGCAAACTGCTGCACAGTTAAAAGCACAGGAGATGCAACAACAATTCCAGTATGATATGCAGCTGAAGCAAATAGAAGTTCAGGCAACACAACAAAAAGAAGCAGCTATAGAGGATCGTAAAGATAAACGTAGCAAAATGGAAGCAACACAACAAAGTGAGATGATCAGTCAAAGAAAAAATGATAGCTTGCCTACCGACTTTGAGAATCAATCTAACTTAAACATGCAACCATTCGTATAGTAAACAATCAATTATTTAATTATATTTTATCATGACAGAAGAAGCAACTAAGAACGAGCCTACTAAGCAAGAAGGGGAGTTCAAGATTAAAAAGAAGACTCCTAAGAAATTAGTAGAGTCAAAAGAAGGAATAACAAAGGTTAGTCTTAAAGAACCTGTAGCCGAAGCACCTAGTGAAATCACTAAAGTAGTGGTTCCCGCAGAAGAGACTAAAGCTGAAGAGGTTATTCAAATAGGTGATATTGAAAAA